AAGTATCTAGTAGATGATTCAGATGGATATACCGATGATGATGTTATGAATAAGTATTTTGCCATCAAAGAATTATACGAGCTTAAGTTTAATCAAATGTGGGCTACTTTCGAAACAGTATGCAAAGAATATCATGAAGCGAAAAAGAAATGCTAGTTAGAGGTTTGAAATGTCATACAGAGTTCACAACGACAACAACGGAACATATCAGGACGTAGAAGGCTATGATGAACTCATACGTCTGCAGTGGGAAGCCAAAGGATCATATGTTCCCAGAGTAACATACACACCACCTCATGATTGTGACATTTGGGGTTATGTTAACCCGCATACTATGAATAACGATTTTGCCACATCAACTGATGATGTGATAATTGGATAATATGAATGATTGAACCAACTCGATATTACGATGAGTTCCTTAAGTATTTTGATCTAGCATTGAGTCAGCAGAAAAAGTGCAATGTATCAGAAGGCGCACCATATGGCATGATCAAACATGCTGAGAGTGATATGGGTGATGATTTGATGGAACACGTTGAGCTATACGATGTAGTTGAACGTAAGTATGCTGGCTTCTCTCAGATCGTCAATGATGTGTTCTATGGTTGGACTGATAAGCATCCATATTGGAAGAAGATGGAAGCTGGTATGGTGACACGCCAGCGTGAGCAGGTCGCAAAAGATTGGACAGGCAAACATGCTGACTTCGGTTTACCTGAATGGCTCTACATCTTCATCCTGCATCGTGTGACAGGCTCTGCGATTAACTACGCAACCAAACCTTCGGGTTATCACAACACCATTCTCTTTAATCTTCATCAGTCGAAAAACATTGAAGAGATGGTCGGACTGATGCGTCATTATCCTGCACCATTCTACACATCGGTTGGTTATCAGTTTCCTGCGTTTCCTAAACCACAAGATGGTTATAAGAAAGGTGGTGACTATTTCCTTGGCGAGTATGCACCTCGTTTAGCAAGAGAAATGGCAGAATGGTTGGAATCTGGTGGTAAGCGAGATCTACGAGAGATTGGTGAATTCATGCTTGAATGGAATGTCAAGAATGGATTGCGTAAGTACCAATTCCAATATGCGGCTGTTGTGGCTGACATTGCCGATTGGTATCCACAGTATGTAAATTTAGAAAGCATGTTCTATTACGGTACAAATGCTGTAGAATGTATCTCATATCTTGCAAAGCCAACACAGAAGATGAAGAAGGAAGTCTTTCTTGACGCTGTGATGACAAAGATATATAATGATACAGGAAGTGTACCATATAATGCTGAAGATGTATGTTGTGACTTTATTCGTTATGTTGAGAACTATGTACGCCCAGGTCCGGACTACGATCATCTCGACTATGACAACTTATGGTCATCGTGCGGCATCAAAGACCATCCATATGGTAGACAGAAGTATATGCTTGAACTCGGCCTTGTCGATACATTTAATGGTATGAAGAATCATCCATCAGATGATGCTGTACTCAAGGCAAATAATATGAACGCAACTGAATACCAAAAACTATGTCGCTCACTCACTTCTTAGGCGAACACGAACACGACATCCAATATCCAAAAATTGCCGATGTAGAATTAAAGAACGGCAAACCAACAGAAAGTTGGATGAAAGATTGGTGTCAAGAGGCTCGAACGAATAAGTTTTTCGAGTTTTGTCGTGCCTATGATGAGCGTCAAGATTTCCTACTCAAGAATAACTATCAACAGTTCTCGCATCGTCTACACTGGCATGAATGTCCATTCGTTGACGAAATGAAGAAAGAAACTAATCGTGTTAAATTGATCGAAGGCTGTGTCTTGTTCTCGTTTAGTAACGAGCATTGGCAAACGTTCAGAGCGTGGAAAGATCATGGCTATGATGGCATGCGAGTACGGTTCTCGAATTATCGCCATGCACGTTCTGATCTGTTTCAGATATACTATCCAAAGGATACGAAGGTTAAAGATTGGTTGATCGATACACCAAAGCATGCAGCTATTGAAATCGACAAGTTATTTGAGAATGCAAAACGACCGTTGACTATGATGGAGTTTGCTAAGAAGATGAATATCATTATGGTACGAGATTTTGGTTTTCGTAATGCGATGTATCCATCAAAAAATACTGCTCGTCATATTGCAATGACACACCCAAAATTAGTCGATCCCGACTCGTTCCTGCATGGTGGTACAGGATACTTCGATGGTTTGTCACAGATCTTTGACTGTCCACATCTCATGAGCAAATCTAAATATGAGATCGATGAGGACGGCCAGTACGTCCCTATGAATAAGTGGGCAGAGATGCAAGTACAACATATGGATTATTTAAAGAATCACCCGAATAATCCCATACACACTCATCAGTATCTTAATTTGGAAGATAAGTTGTGTATGCATTATAAGTTCATGTCGATGAAACTCGGGGAAAAGAAACAAACGAAGATGATCCCATATGATTGGGTTTATCCACAAAACTGGTCGCTAAAGACAAATAAGTATGACAGAACGAGTTCGTAGAGCAGTGATAGAGGCAGTGACTGATACTGTCTTAGCTACACCTTTAAATATGGCACTTAGTTGGGTAATTTTATATTATGCATTTGAGTTTATGTGGGGACCAACGATTACAATGATAGCACAAACAGGTATCATGTTCTTTTTTGCTGTAAGCCGAAAAACATATTTGCGATTACAATTTGAGAAAAAATATGGCTCATAATAATCATGTAATTGATGGTGTAAATAAAGATGTTGGCATCTTCGGATATGAAGCTGCTAAAGATTATTATTTGGAGATGTGTGATGGATGGACACCATACAATCCTGATCCAATTGTCAAAGAACACGACGGTGTGCGAGTGGTCAGGGATGATCTTACCATTGGAACTAAAACAAGAGCAGGAGATCTTCTCGCTGCTAGGATTCCCAATGATCATCTTGTGTATTGCCAACCTCGAACTGGCCTTGCTGGTGTATCTCTTCTCGATGTAGCAAAACATCATAAAAAGAAGGTGACGTTGTTTATGCCATCTTCGAAGAGAGTATCACTTCATCAAGCTTGTTGTATAGAACGTGGCGCAGATGTACAATTTCATCGTATCGCTGCGATGCCAAATTTAAATAAGAAGGCTAAAGAATATGCAGAAAAAGAAGGACACTATTTCATTCCACTTGGTCTTAGACACGAGCTCGCCACCGCCGGAATTGTTTATGCAGCTTCTCGAATACCTGAACCAAAAATTGTATACGTTGCTATATCGACGGGCGTTCTTGCTAGAGCTCTTCAAATTGCATGGCCTCGAGCTGAGTTTCGTTGCGTGGCTGTCGCTCGCAACCTTAAATCAGGCGAATTAGGTCGAGGCGAAGTTATATCAGAGCCGCTTGCTTTTACTCAAGCGGAAAAGAAAGAAAATTTACCTCCCTTCCCCACTATTGACACATATGATGGTAAAGTGTGGAAGTACATACCTAAAAATACCAGTCAGGACATACTTTTCTGGAACGTAGGTACAGAACCAGTTTTACAAGATGAGACGATTTATGATAGAATAGATTCATATCGTCAGTGGGAGAAAGATCAATGCGCTGCTTAGTAGCATCACCATTCAATGTTATATCAAAATCAATGGACAGCCACCGCGCCGCCCAAGGTGTCATCTATGCAAGTCAGCTAAAGGAAACCGGTCGTAATGTAGATGTCTGTATGTCCGGATTCCTCTACAAAGAAGATTGGAACGAGTACGATGAATTATACGTCTATCATGGCAATGATTGGGGCGGATCACTGAATCTATTTGGTGGACTGCAAAATTATAGCGGCATCTACAACTTCGTTAACTTCTCCAAGTTTAAAGGCAAAGTATACTCGCTCGTCATTGATATGGTCGACTATTATGCCATTATGAAAGAGAAGCTCGAGAAGGCCAAAGAGAAAGGTCAAGAGTACAACGCTGAGTGGAACGAAGTTGATTGGGATAATCTCAAGCGTATGTGTACAGAAGCTGAGACAATCGATCCAAATGCATTGAACCCATCTCGTAATATTGCTATCGGTGATAGTCATGCTATTTGCATGTATCGTCCTGGTTGGCAGAACATCTCAGTACCGTTCAAGACATTACATGGTGCATTGAAAGAAGGACTCGAAAGCTTTCTACCAAAAGGTGCCTTCGATTGCATTGAATTTTATTTTGGCAATATCGATATTCGTCATCATCTCTGTCGACAAGATAATCCAGAAGAGGCAACAAAAGAACTCGTACGTAAGTATATAGAACAAGCACGAGCACTTGCCAATTTTCATGCTGCTACAGTTCGTTTATATGAACCGCTGCCTATTGAAAACCCTAGTCGTAAGATTCCAAAAACTGGCTGGCATAAAGGCGCACCATTTTGTGGTGATTGGTCATCACGAAACTTTGTACGTAAACTCTTCCGTGAAGAGATTCGAAAGAGTCAAGGTGCTGGTGTAGAATTATACGAGTGGGTGGGAGAGATGATAAATAATCAAGGTGAGTTAGACTTTGAATATATGGAAAAACCCCAGTCCGTACACCTTTCTCGTCGATGGTATCCCCATTGGCAAGGTTACGAGTACAGCCACGCTCCATTCATTGACTATACACCAATAGCCGAATCAGAGAAAAAGAGTAATTCTCTCGAGGCATTTTTCTAGTTTACAAACCTACATTTTTATGGTAGGATAGTATTTAAAGTGAGGATATATTATGGAAATCAATATTCCTATTGAGGAATTACAAAAAACAAAACTTTTTATTGCCACACCGATGTATGGTGGCATGTGTTCTGGTATGTATGCCCGTTCAATGGCAGATCTCTCTGCTAAAATGGCAAAATATAAAATACCACTGCAATTCTATTATCTGTTTAACGAGTCACTGATTACTCGAGCTCGTAATTATTGTGTTGACGAATTCATGAGATCTGATGCTACACATTTGATGTTCATTGACTCTGATATTGGATTTAAGTCAGATGATGTCATTGCTATGTTGGGTTTGATGATGCAAAAACCCGATGAATATGATATTATGTGTGGTCCATATCCAAAGAAAACTATTTCATGGGAAAAAATTACACAAGCAGTAAATGCTGGTGTTGCAGATGAAAATCCCAATGTTTTAGAAAATTATGTCGGTGATTATGTTTTTAATCCACGTCGTGGTGGTTCAATCAAAATCGCTGAACCTGCTGAGGTAGCAGAAGGTGGTACTGGCTTTATGATGATTCAAAAGCGAGTATTTGCAGAGTATGCTGAAAAATATCCGCAATTCTTGTATAAACCAGATCATGTACGAACTGAAGCATTCGATGGTAGTCGCGAGATCATGGCGTATTTTGATGCATTGATCGATGATAAATCACAAAATTTGATGAATGAAATTACAGCATTTTATGACAAAAATCCTGATGCGTCCAAAGATGATGTAATTAAATTCTTATCCGATAAGAAGACAGGCATACATCAACAAGAATATTCTAACAGATATTTGTCAGAAGACTACATGTTTTGTTATAATGTAATTCGTATGGGTCGAAAGGTGTGGATGTGTCCTTGGATGCAACTCAAGCATGTCGGTTCATATGTATTCGGCGGATCATTAGGACATATTGCACAGATTGGTGCTGCTGCCACTGCTGATCCTTCAAAAGTGAAAAAGAAAGGTAATAAATAATGAAGCTCAATACTCGCTCTATTCAAGTTCTTAAGAATTTTGCAGCAATCAATCCTTCGATTCAATTTTCTGAAGGCACAAATCTAAAGACTATCTCGCCAAACAAGACGATGATGGCCAAAGCCAAACTCGAAGATGTTATTCCTTCGACCTTTGCCATCTATGATTTGTCTCGTTTTCTCGGTGTTGTGTCTTTGTTTGAAGACCCAGAATTTGGTATCGAAACAAACATGGTAAATATCACTTCACCTGGACGGAAGGTTAGCTATACATTTGCTGATCCTTCTACAATTATTACACCACCTGACCGACCAATTGAAATCGGCGATGCTGATGTTACATTTGAACTCAAGCAAGAAAACTTTGCTGAGATTATGAAAGCGCTTGGTGTTATGTCATTTCCAGATTTTGTAGTCGTTGGCGAAGACGGTAAAGTTATTCTTCGTGCAACTGACACAAAAAATCCATCTTCTGATAAATATGACATTGAAGTTGGAACTACCGATCGTACCTTTACCGCAGTTTTCAAAACAGAAAACGTTAAGATCTTGCCGTCCTCCTACACGGTCAGTCTTTCCTCCAAGGGCATTTCTCACTTTGTGTCCGACGATGTAGAGTATTGGATCAGCCTCGAAGCTAACTCAACCTTCGAGTAATACGATCAAAAGGGGGCACGGAACAGCTTGACGTGTCGGCCAAAGGCGCGAAGGGATCGGGGCGACTGGCCATTTTTTAGGGTGTACATGAGTAATTACATTGTTTACCATCATATATTTAAAACCGGTGGCACATCTATATTAGAATATTTTGAAAAAGAATTTGATGAAATTGAACCAAATTATATATTTCAAAATAAATCAACTAATACGTATTATATACATAATCATCTTTCAAATATAGATCAAGTATATACCAGTTTAAATATAGAAAAATCAAAAAATGTCAGACATATTGTATCTGTCAGACATCCAATTGATAGGTTTTTTTCTTCATTAAATCACATATATTTGTCAAAAAGAAAAATGAGTGATTCAGCACAATTTAATTGGTTAACTACAAATGAATCAATTTTAAAAACTTTAAATGTTACATTTATCAAGACCGAAAATTTAAACAAAGATTTTAAAAAAGCTTTTAAAACTGATTATAATTTAAAGAAATCCAAAACTACAGAAAACAGATTTTTTTATAGAAATGTAGATTTATCTTTGATAAAAACATGGGAGACAACAACAGAAAAAGAGAAAATAAAAATTAGAGAACAATTTAAAGAAGAATATAAATTGTTAAAAAAATTTGGAATACAGTATAATATTAAATAGTATGAAAATGGTGAAATTTATATGCGCGATGATTTTTTATGGGTCGAGAAGTATCGTCCCAAAACTGTAAGTGATACAATTCTACCTGTTGATCTGAAGAAAACATTTCAACAGTTTGTCGATCAAGACAATATTCCAAACCTTATCCTCACCGGTGGTCCCGGTGTGGGCAAGACAACAGTCGCTCGAGCAATGCTAGAAGAACTCGACTGCGACTACATCGTCATTAATGGCTCGATGAATGGTAACATCGATACACTTCGTGTAGAGATACAACAGTTTGCCTCATCAGTCTCACTCAGTGGTGGTCGTAAGTACGTCATCCTCGACGAAGCAGACTATCTCAATCCAAACTCAACTCAACCAGCACTTCGCAACTTCATGGAAGAATACTCCAAGAATTGTGGCTTCATTCTGACTTGTAACTTTAAGAACAAGATTATCGAACCTCTTCATTCTCGATGTAGCGTGATTGAATTCAAGATCGCCAAAGATGACAAGCCAGATATGGCAGCTCAACTCTTCAAGCGTGTTATCAATATTCTCAAGACCGAGAATGTAGACTTTGATCAAAAGGCAGTTGCCGAAGTAATCAGTAAATATTTTCCAGATAATCGAAGGATTCTAAATGAACTACAACGATACTCTGCTACTGGCAGGATTGACACTGGTGTACTTGCTAATCTTCACGAGACTACACTACAAAATCTTGTTAAAGCTTTACGAGACAAAGACTTTACCACCGTCCGAAAGTGGGTCGCAGACAACTCAGACGTAGAAGCCGCTACCATCTTTCGTCAGATCTACAATAAGTGTTCTGACTTCATGAAACCTGGCAGTGTGCCTCAACTCGTTCTCATTCTCGCCGATTATCAATACAAGGATGCATTCGTTGCTGATCACGAGATCAATATGACTGCATGCCTCACCGAGATTATGGTCAACTGTGAGTTCTCGTAATGTGGAGAATTTGGGCCAAATCACTCGGAGAAAAAGTAGGCGAAACAGATTCACAAGCAGATGCAGTAGCTATCATCAGGACCTTCTGGTGGCTCCTCCATGTGATTACCTGTTTCTTTATAATCATACACAATGGTCATAATTTAGGATGGTGGTAATGTTTAAGAGAAAGCCGAAGAGAATATGCCAAATACCCAACTGCAGTAATGTACTTCCCGAAGAACCAGCTGTAATATACATGGGTGAGTATGCGTTCGATGTATGTGAAGAATGCGAGAAACTAATGGAAGTTATACAACAGAAAACGGAGGAACACTATGGCGACGAGTCCCTTTGATTATCTGAACTCTATCAATGTTACAAAAAAGAACATGATGCGAGACACAGATAACGACTCTCTCGCTGAGAAAGATTACAATGCTTTCATTGTCAATCGAGGTCTATCATACTTCCAAGATACTGTCACTATTGCAAATGAGATGAATATCCATCATGAGCTCGATCACCTTCTTCAATACGAGTTTCTTATAAATATCGTTAGACCACGAAAACGATTCTCGAAGTGGTTTAAAAAAGAGCAAGACAGTGATGTTGAAGCAATCGCAGAGTTCTATGGTTATAGTAATGAAAGAGCCGCACAAGCATTGACTATCCTGTCTGATGAGCAAATAAAAATAATAAAAGCAAAATTAGAAAAAGGTGGTTAAGTATGAGTGCGGTAGAATCTCTAGTTGAAGTTACCCTCCAGAGTCAAGACGATTTCCTCAAGGTACGTGAAACACTTACACGTATTGGTATTGCATCTCCAAAAGAAAAGAAACTCTATCAGTCATGTCACATCCTTCATAAGCGTGGCAAATATTATATCGTTCACTTCAAAGAATTGTTTGCCCTCGATGGCAAGCCTACAAATTTCTCTGAAGAGGACCAGGGCAGACGCAATACAATTACAAAGCTTCTTTCAGACTGGAATCTCATTTCAGTTGTAAATGAAGAATCAGTCAATGTTCCAGCAGCCCCCATGAATCAAATCAAAATCATTGCTCATAAAGATAAGCATGATTGGGAACTAGTGGCTAAATACAATATAGGTAACAAAAAAAGGTAGTAAGTTATTGATTTTCTTATGAAAAAAATTGTAACTAATCGGCATGTACAATCCAAGCTCCGTATAGTAGAATGGGCATATAAATTGGAGATTGTATGACTAAAGTATACACTAAAAAACTTACTCCTGTTATGCGCAAGATGGCTAGAGACATAGTTCCTTTTTGCGTTAAAAAACTAATGCCTCGTGTTCGTGATGTACAAATTACTATCGAAGGTGTTAAAAATCTCGTTAAAAACGAGGGTATACATGGCGATGTGCTTTATGATTATGTAGATCCTACTACACGACCTAAAGACTTTACCATACGCGTAGATCTAACTGATGATCTGCAAGAATTCTTACGTGTCATCTGCCACGAAATGGTTCATGTTAAACAGTGGGCCCGTGGTGAGATGTATTCGTATGACCGACATCCTAATCTGACTCGTTGGCACAAGCAAAAGATTGACCACGATAAGATGGATTATTATGAACAACCATGGGAAATCGAAGCCCATGGACGTGAAGAAGGCCTTACGGTCTCTTTCTTACAAGAACATGAAAAGTGGGCAGGATTTGTCTATGGAATTATTGAAGATTACAAAATGCAGCGACCCAAGCAAATGGTACTCAACCCACGTTGGTGAGACATTTCCGCTCTTAGAAACATTTCCAACAGAATATCTTACACGTCAATTACCTGATAACGAATTTGGTGTCAGGTTCTTGAATTATGTGGCAAAAGAAGATGCTGAACTAATACACGCATTTCCATTGGCAGAAAATCCAAATGACTGATGATGTAATAGTAAAAGCAATGGAAGAATGTGGTGAACTCGTTCAGGCATGTTCTAAATACTTAAATCGTGGGGGAAAACGAAACGAAGGCAAAGTGCTCGAAGAAGCTGCCGATGCTCTCGTTATGATTACTGCTCTGCTACAAACACTCGACATTGATGAAGATAAATTCCTCAAGCGAGTAGAGAAGAGCAAGAACAAATTTGACAAATATTATGGAGAAAATAATGACTGATACAGTAACATTAGTAACGGCAGGCGGTGAGATGGTTGGTCGTCTAAAAGAAGAAGACGATACAACTATTACATTAGAAAGTCCTCGAGCATTTGTACAGACAGAGCAAGGCGTAGGTTTTGCTCCGAGTGTATGTCTGACGGGTGTACGAAATCCTGATTCTATCACCTTTAATCGAGCTGCAGTGATTTTAATGTGTGAAACTGAAGAACAAGTCTCTAAAATGTGGTTACAAACAACAACAGGTTTAGTAGTATGAGCATGTTTGTACGAGACAAATTAATTCTTACAGATTGTGATGGAGTCATGCTCGATTGGACTTACTCGTTCGATCAATGGATGAAACGTCATGGATATCGTATTCAAAATTACAATGAATATGATATTGGCAAGAAGTATGATGTAGGTTTTGCCGAAAAGAAAAGACTCACTCGCATGTTCAACGAGTCTGCCTCTATTCGTAAGATACCACCGTTGCGAGATGCTATCAAGTACATTCGTAAGTTGCACGAAGAGCATGGTTATATCTTTCACGTAATCACATCGTTGAGTGATGACGAGTATGCCCAGCATCTCAGGACTAAAAATCTCTGTGAGACGTTTGGTCATACTGTCTTTGAAAAGTATGTGTACCTTGACTGTGGTGCTGATAAGAATGAAGCGTTAGCTAAATACAAAGATACAGGTTGTTATTGGATCGAAGACAAACCAGAGAATGCGCTTGCTGGCAAAATAGCTGGTTTAGAATGTTTGCTAATGGCACACGGTCATAACACACATTGTTTTAATGTGCCTCGTATGCAAAATTGGAAAGAGATTTACGAGATTATTGTTGCATGAAAGAATTAAATAAAAATTGGTTTTCTGATCCTGTCAGAGGTGATTTCCACCGTCGTTATCATGTATTATATCAAGGTTCTAAAGATGATGTCAGAGGTACATTCGCAGAAAAATTTTATGACGAATATAAACATGTTAGGATAGTACCGCTTAGCGTAGTGAATTCAAGAACTAGATTTAGTAAAGAAGAATGGCTATGGGAATTTAATTGGGGTAGTGAATTAGAATTAATTACAACACGCGCGCTCGAATGTTTGCGTAATATTGGGATGTTTAGCAACTCTGACATTGTAGATGACGATGATATACCATGGTATGAAGCCAATGGTAGAGGTTTTAAAGCAGTATATCGAAGATTTATTAAAATGCATTGGTTGATTAATGACATTCAAAAAAATGGTTGTTTAGAACCGATAACTGGAGTAGTTCATGGTAATACTAAAAACCAACTGAGCACAATGACATATGCCTGTCATTTTCATCCAGGCTCATTTCGAAGAGAAGCCATTCCATTAATGGGTAAAGATATAAAATGTATCATATTCGATCCATATAATGTTTTTTATGATTATCCCAAAGCAAATCTAAAACAAATTTTAGAATTATACGAAGATGTAAATGAGACGATAGAAATATTTTTTCATCCAGGAGGCGGACAAAAATTACTGACTACGCAAATTTTGAATATGTCTAAAGGCTGTCGTAATACTTCAATGTTCGACAATCAAATAAATTGGGAAAAAAATATAAGGCATATGTTTGATAAGCCTTTGACTATTTTTATTGGCTATGATAGTCGACATCAAGAAGCAACAAAAAATTGTCATAATTCTATTTGTAAACATCTGAAGACAAAAGATATAAACATTAAATATATCGATGTATCTCAGATAGAAGAATACACGAGAGAATACAAAAATCAATCAACAGAATTTTCTTATTCTAGATTTTTGGCTCCTTATCTCTGTGATTATGAAGGCGTAAGTATTTTCTGTGACGATGATTTTATTTTTACTGCAAATATCTTAAACTTAATTTGGTTCATATCACACGAACACTCAGTTGCTTGCGTCAAACATGATTTCCAGCACAAGTATGATACAAAGTTTACAGGAGACAAAGATGTATGGTATGATAAGAAGTTATGGTCAAGCTTGATGGTGTTTAATAACAGTCATCCTGATTGTAAAAAGCTGACTCCAGAATTAATCAACACAGCTGACGGAAAATATCTACATCAGTTTGAATGGACAAGCGATGACAAAATAGGATCTATACCTAAGAAGTGGAATTGGTGTGAAGGCTACGATGATCCAAAAGACATAGTAAATTCAACCGGTTTGCATTGGACTCGCGGAGGTCCATGGATAGATGGCATGGATTGTAGTGAAATTGATGGATTAGCAGAATATATGCTTTTGACAGACTCGTTTGATAGTACAAAATATTACACGTCTGTTGAGATAGAAAAATATTTTGATTATGAAGATGCAGAGATTGCTGGGGATGGCACTGTGTATCTTAAAGAAAAATAAATAGAGATGTTCGCTGAAGTTTGTATTAGGAAGTTTGGACGCGGGTTCGACTCCCGCCGCCTCCACCATAAACACATTGGCACGGATGTACAGTGTCGAAAATAAGACCAGTGTGTTTATGATGGGGGCGTTATGGATTCGACAGGCAACTGAAAGCAAATGGAGAACCGTCCATGAACGCTGACGTAAAACGGTGGTTCAACCAAATAGTTGCAAATGATGACAACTACTACGGTGATTACGCACTAGCTGCATGATCCCGCGGGGCGGCCACTGCCTTGTAATCCAAGTGTGGCATTTACAGAGGTTTCTATGACAAAAGAACGAATGAAAGATCTATTGATTATTGGTATGTTGCCCTTTGTAGTAGTAGCTTATAAAACTACGGATTGGAGCTTTTTAAGTCCATTATCTGATGTAGAGAGAAAGTGCGACATATTCCATGAAAATGCAGAACCAGCTCACAAGTGTGAGGCATGGTAAAAAAATCATTACTGCCTTATGGTGTATCAAGTAGCGATCCTGCATTTGATTTACCAGACGTAGCAAAATTTCAATCGGAAAAAACTACTGCTGCATCATTATATTTTAATGTCAAGCTAAAACAACTAGAAGACGAATATGATAAACTAGTTGATCAAGCTAAAGATACGTTGATGGTTTTTAATGCACATTATAATTTTGTTCCGAGAATAGGGCATACTTATCATCTGTACAAAGATGGTGATAGACATATATTGTCTATGATAGAAAATTGGAATAGATTCGAATATATAGATAGTTTTCAGTTTACAAGCGATAGTACTTGGATTAAAATCAAATGAGTTGGTTACAAAAAATTACTGGGTTTATGGAAAAGCCAGTTGAAAAAAATGTTATAGATAAAACTATAATTGAAAAGCTACCACAAGAAGGCGAAGTTACGAAAGTATATGAAGCTCGATGGGTGTGGTATCATACTTTGTTGGCTGTAGAATTGTTTATTACGAATCTACTATTAATGTTAATTCTTTTTGTGTTGGCAATCAAATGAGTTCACAATGGCACGGCGGTAAAGGTTCAGCTCGAAGGCCCGCTACGATTGATCGGGCTAAGTGGGAAGAAAACTACCACAAAATTTTTGGTTATAAAGAAAAAAATAAATGTCAAGAATGTGGTGAAACAGACGGGATGCATACCAATCGATGCATCCATAATAAAAGGAGTAAATAATGGGATCATTGGCATTTATGTTCTTAGGTTTGACTATTGCTGGTCTAGCCGTCCTCTTATGGGACATTAGTTAAAAGTGTAAATATTTACATTACTATGTACATATCTGGCCCATGCTGTAGAATGGGCCTTTGTTATGGAGATATGCGCATGGGTATGATGTTCACAAATAGTCTCAGATATGACATGCAAGGCCGCAAGCGCAAAGCTCGTAAGGTCCGCGGTGAAGTTTACGTAAAGTATAGTCCACCAGCATTTCAGCCCCTCCAAGCATCCAGTGGTCCTGTCAGACGTGACGAAGGTGTCGTATATAAGTCTGCAGAAGATCATGGTCCTATCGCCCTCGCGCGCCCAGAAGCTCAGAAATACACAGGAACGTTGGTCAAAGGTATCGCCACGATGCACAAGTCTAATGCTGTCCCTGTCATCGATCAGGAGCAAGCTACCGACATCTCGAGTATGAGACGGTAGTTTCTTATAACAAAATAGTCTAAGAAAATCTCTTTTAAAATCAATAGCTTGTAAGTGTCCAGAAACTCTAATCAAATCAATAACTTAGAGATGTACTTCTTCGGTCCCTGCTGTATAATGGTACCTGTAAATTAATGAAGGGCTTACCATGCGAGACGAAATTTTAGCTATCTATGAAGCGCACTCATTTAGAATCGAAGGCAAGTGGTTCTGTTCTTACGATTCAGTGTACGATGATCTCCGCGACCTTTTTCCTCAAAAAAACCACGAGCAAATCTGTGAACTGATGGAGCAATATCAATGAGCTATTGGAATTCTAACGGTACCTACCAAGCACAGTATGAAGAACTGATCAAACTTGTTCCACGCGAAGGGGAAGTCAAGAAAGGTACGTGCAAGCATGTCTTCTCACTCGAGCGGTTTCGTAAAGCTTGCAACAGCTACTACGATGTGTTCAACAACGGTGGTGGTAATCGCAATGCTTCTACTGCTCGCTTCTTT